CACCTGCTGGCGCGCCGCGATGGCTGCATCGGCCAGCTCGCTCATTTCCTCCTGGACGCGCGCGACCGCGGCCGCCGTCTCGGCGACGATGTTCTGCGCCGCGTCGCGGTAGGCCGACTGCACCGGGCGCACCGCGGCCGCGGCCTTGCGCGCCGCCGCGGCGAGCCTGTCGGCGCCGATGGCCTCGAGCGCATCGGCCATGCCGGCCAGGTTCGCCTCGAAGGCCGCGCGGATGGTGGCCAGCGGCTCGGTGAATGCGGACTTGATGAAGGCGCCGGCGATGCGTGCGGCGCCCTTCAGGCGCTCCCACAGGCTCAGCAGGCCGGACACCATGGCGATGCCGAACAGCTCCACCTCCAGGAACTGCTCGCGCAGCAGGGTGCCGATTTGCCAGCCGGCGAAGAATGCGAACAGGCCGGTGAACGCCAGCCGGATGGCCAGTGCCGCCTTGCCTGCGGCGCTAGCGGATGCGGCGAACGCGGCGGGCATGCGCTGCAGCCAGAACGCCAGCCCGGACAGGGCCGCGCCGCTCACCATCGAAGCATTGAGCGCGACGATGGCCGCGCGCAGGGCCGCAATGCCGCCGATGACGTGGTGGGGGACCACGAAGGCCAGGAAGTACGCCGCCGCGATCTTCGCTCCGGTCACCATGAGGTCGATGATGGTGGCCACGTTGTCGGCGACCAGCTTCAATGCGTTGGCGACCGAGCGGGCCGCGGTGCTGGCGCCCTCGCTGGTGCTGATGTAATTCAGGAAGGCGTTGCGAATCTGCGCGAAGCCGCCCGAAATGGTGGCCGGCAGCTGGGCGAACTCCTTGTCTACCTCATCCACCTGCGTGAGGATGGCGCGCAGCAGGTCCTGCACGTCAACGCCGCCCTCGCTCACCAGCTTCTTCAGGCTGTCGCTGCCCTCGAATCCCAGCGTTTTCAGACCCTTGACGATGGCCTCGGCGAGCCGCGGCGCCTGCTCCTGGATGCTGTTCATTTCCTGCGCGACCGCCGACAGGTCTCCGGCCTGCAGGGCCTGTCCGAACTGGATCAGCGCGTTCTCGAACCCCTGCCCGCCGCCGCTGAGCTGGCCCGCCTTGTTGATGGTTTCGGTAAGCTGCAGCAGGGTGGCCTGGGACAGGTTCAGCTTGCGCGTGCTGCGCTCCATGCGGGCGTAGAGGTCCACGGTCGCGGACAGCCCGGTGCGGGTGCGCTGCGCAATGGCGAACAGGTCACTCTGGGCGCGGCTGAATTCCTGCGTGCTCTTGGTGGCGATGCGCAGGCGCGCATTTAGCGTTGCCGCCTCGTCGGACATGGCCGCCAGGCTGCGCACGCTGAAGGCCGCGCCCAGCGCGGTACCGAGCTGGAAGGCGGCGCGCTTGGCGAACTCAAGCCCTGCGCCCACGCGCTGGCCGGCGCTCTCGGCGGTCTTGCGCAGGCCCTGCAGGTCGCGGGTGAGGGCGCCCAGCGCGGCCTTGATTTCGCGCAGGTCCGCGCCGAACTGGATTTCTAGCCGGGGGTCAGCCACGTTGCGGTCCTCGAAGCCTTCAGCAGCTGCTCATAGGGGTTCGGGCCGCCTTTCTTGCCGGTGTAGCGGGCGGCCCGGAGCATTACTAGCAGCTCGGTGCGCGCAAGTCGCCTGCGACGCTCGGCAGCCGCGCCGAAGGCCTCCATTTGCGCCAGGGTCATGCTGTGCACGTCGGACAGGGTGAAGCCCGCTGCCACCAGCGCGGTGATGGCGTCGGCCCAGCCCCACGGCTCGGCCGACTCGCCTCCGCCTACTGCTGCCGCTTCAGCAGGGGCAGCACCCGCTGCACGAAAAAATCGCGGTTCACCCGGTACAGCGCGGCCAGCAGCGCCAGGCCATCGTCCAGCGTCAGGGCCTCGATGCGCTCGCGGGGCTCGCCGGTGGTGATGGACAGGGCTTCATTCAGGGCCTCGCCGTGCTCGGCGTAGATGCCCAGAAGCTCGTTCAAGTCCACGCTCGGGCTCGCGGCCTCGGCGTCCTGGGGGGCGCCCTGGCCGCCGTCAGCCTCCGGCGAGGAGGAGGCGGGGGCCAAGGCGACCAGGGCGCCGAACGCGGGACGGATGACCTTCACGAAGCGGGGCAGCTGCCCCACCGTGAGCGGCCGCACGGTGATGGTGGACCCGTCGGTCAGGCGCACGTCCTGGCCGACGGGGGCGATAACGTCATGGCTCCTCGCGTTCATGGCGTCAGGCGACCAGCTGCGCCTTGAAATACTGGCTCACGCCGGCGCCGGACTGGCTGGCATCGGCCTGCACCTTGCCCGACACCTCGAGCGCGGCGTGCTCGTCGGCCGAGACCAGGGCGAGCGCCTGGGCGGGGCCGAACTTCACGCGGTGCACGGTCACGCGGGCCACCTTGCCGCTCCGCGCTTCGTTCAGCCCGACGAACACCAGCTGGTAGTCCTTCGCGGCCACGGTCATGGCCTGCACCGTGTCCTGGGCGGCGTAGGTGTAGGTCACCTCGATGTTGGCCGCGCCGCCCACCGGATCGGTGATGCTGCTGCCGTCGGGAATCCAGAGGCCGCCATCGCGGAATTCGTAGTCGTTGCCCTCGGTGTAGGATGGCGACCCGCCGGGGCCGGTCACGCTGGTGATGGCCGTGGGCACGTGCTCGGTCGGCGCGAACCCGCCCTTGTAGGCCACCACCGGCTCGGCCGTGGCGGTGCCGGCGATCTCGGACTGGATCGTGCCCAGGAACGCGCGCGCCAGGTTCGCCGGTGATAGGTCGTGCAGCGTCATGTTCAGGTCCACCGACTCGATGCGCTTCACCTCGTTGTACGTGCCGCCGCCGGGCTTGGTGTAGTCCTGCAGGGTGATGGACTGCTCGGTCACGCCGAGGTTGACGGCGCTCGCGTTCCCGATTTCGAGGAGCGGCGCCGCGCTGCCGTACTCGCGGATGTAGGCCTTGCCGGCGCCCAGGTAGCTGTAGTCCATGGTTCGGTTCCTCGGTCAGGGGGTGCCGCGGTAGGTGCGGCGGATGGTGAATGCAGTGGGCCAGTAGGCGAAACCCTGCTCCGATACCGCGGAGCCCGGCGCTGCCGACAGCCGGAACGGGGATGGGAACCCCTGCCCCTGGATCGGCGGGCGCCAGCCAATCACGGCCGGCAGCAGGGCGTCGAAAATGGGGCTCACGTCGTCGGCGGCGCCTCCACCCTGTGCGAAGTCCACCCCGCTGCGCGTGATGAGCACCACCAGGAACTCGAAGGTGACCGCCTGCTGCACGCCCTGCCCCACTTCGTCGCCTGGCGTGTAGCCGTTGTAAATGACCGCGGCCGCCGGTGTCAGCTGCGACCGTTCCTCGGTCTGCGCATACTCGCCCGCGGTGTAGACGTGGAGCACGTGGCCGGGGGCCTGCAGCTTGTCCTTCAGGCGCGCGACCAGGGCGGATTCGAGGGCCTGCACGCTCACAGCTGCAGCGCCTTTTTCATGGCGGACAGGCCCGAGGCCGTCCACTGGGTGGGCAGCGCCACGTCGCCGCCGCGGGTCAGCGGCATGAACGGGCGGGCGGGGATGGTCACCTGCTTGGCGAAGATGAACCCATTGGGCCCGGGGAAGCGCAGCCACTTCACGTTCTTGGGCTTGATGGTCGCGCCGAACTGCTGCACCCGCGCCTGCCTCAGGTTGGTGCCGATGGTCACGCCGTCGGTGGTCTGCTGCATGGTGATGGAGCTGCGCAGCTGCCCGGTGTTGACCAGCGGCTGGCCTTCGCGCAGCTTCAGCGCCTGCCACGGCGCGCCCCACGGGGAGCGGCCGAGGCGAAAGCCCAGCCGGATGCGGTTCAGGACCGCGGCGCCGAAGGCGCGCACGGCGACACCGGCCTGCGCCGGGTCCTGCAGCTGCGCGAGGCGCTCCAGCACCTCGGCCATTTCCACCTTGGTGATCTTGGCGGGCACGGCTCAGTACCCCGCTAGGGCGTCGTCGGTGAACACGCGCGCGCGCGCGTGCACCTGGATGGTGTCGGCGCTGGCCTCCACGGGGTCGGGGAACAGGCCCGGGATGGTGGCCTCGCCCTTGGCGACCATGGCGAGGAAGTCCAGCGCGAGCTTGCGACGGACCACGATGGCGCTCGGGGTCTCATCGTCCTTCACGTCGTCGTAGAGCTCGTAGCGCGTCAGGTCGGCGGCGAGCTCGAGAATGCGCGGCGGCACCTCCCCGGGGAGGGGCAGGGAGATGCCGCCACGCATGGCCAGGTAGCTGTCGATGATGGCGTCCGCGTCGGCCGCCGCGGCGTCATAGGTGCGGCCGGTCTCGGCCTTGGGGTGGCCCGAAAGGTCGCCAGTGCCCAGCAGCTGGTCCAGCTCGCGCTGGCCAAACCGCTTCACGAACTCCTCTAGCGGGCAGTACGCCATGGCTTAGGCCTGCGCGCCTTCGCCACCGGCCGGCGCATCGGCCTTGCGGCCCTTGCCGGCCTTCTCGGCCTTCTCGGCGGCCAGCAGCACGCCGTTGGCGGCCAGGCGCTGGGCGTCGGCCGAGGTCAGGGTGCCGGCCGGGATGGTGTCGCCCTCGCGGTAGACCTTGCCGCCGGCGCGCACGGAATTGCCGCTGGCGACGGTGAAGGCGGGGGTGGCGTTGGCCGGCTGCGTTTCGTCCTGGATGCGCTTGGTGTTCATGGTGTCCTCGGTGGGGATGCCGCCGGCGGGCGGCCGGCGGCACGATGTTGCGGGTTGCCCCGTGCAGGCCCGATCAGGACGGATCGATGGCGTCCTCGATGAAATAGCCTGCGCCCGGCATGACCACCAGCTCGTTCACCGACTCGCCGACGCGCACGCGGGTGGCGCCGCGGAGGCCGGTCTGCGGCTCGGGGATCGTACCCGACACGCGGCCCTGCCACTGGGCGGTGTAGCCGAACGTCGCCTGCGCGCTGCGGGTGTTCGCCAGCGGGTTGATGTGCAGGAACGCGGCGTGGTTGCCCCAAGTGCGCTGCAGGGTCGGGGTCTGGCCTGGCTTCGCGGTGTTCACGTAGGACTGGCCCACCTCGATGCGCTCGATTTCCAGCACGCGGGCCAGCGCTTCGCGGGTGACCACGCCGCCGGTCGCGGCGTTGCCGCCCGCGGCGTAGGCCGCGGCCACCACCTTGGGGTGCGTGCGCAGGCGGTCGTAGACCTTCTGGCTGAAGACCGCGAGGTTCGGGCGCACCAGCGGGGTCTCCAGCACGTCCATGATCTGGGTCACCGGGTCACTGTTCGGGTCGTCCCAGTAGTCACCGCTGGTGTTCTTCTCCTTGTTGGTCGTCGGGTAGGTGGCCGGGTTGAACACCAGGCGAGCCACGCGCACCTCGCGGTCCAGCAGGATCAGGTCGGTGAGGCCCTGCGTGGCCATGCCGATGGGGTCCCAGCTGTTGCCGGACTGCTGGGCCGCGGTCACGTCGTCGTTCGGCACCACGTCGTCCAGGCCGTAGTCGTAGACCTGCCCGGCGTCCTCGGTCGCCCCGAACTCCACTTCGTTCGGCCGGCCCTTGCGGCCCACCAGGGTGTTGGGGACGGTCATGAACTGGGTGTGGTCGTAGCGCCAGAAACGGAAGGTCTGGCCGCCCACCTGCACGCGCGGCAGCACCGCGTCGGCGATCAGGCTCTTGTTGGTGTAGGCCAGCGTGATGCCGGTCAGGCGGGCATCCACGGGGAAGGGGCGGCGCATGCAGCTTAGGCTCGAGAAGCGGGCGCAACCGAGCCAGACGCTGCGGATCGTGACGCCGG